ACCCCTTTGCTTCTGCTATTTGAGCTACCTCTTCCACATTTTCAATTCCATAAACCAACCTAGCATATTTAGAAAATGCTTTCATTAGTTCTCCTTGACCACAACCAATATCACAAACAGTTTTATCTGTGATAATATCTTGTACTAAATCAGCTATTGCAAGCGGAGAGTGTCCTGGTAACATTATAATTTGTATTTATTCTTATAATTATGTTCGTCAACATCTACAAGTTTTCGTCTTGGGTCTTCATTCAAAAACCAATTAACACCATACTGTCGTCTTGTGTCTTCTCCTCCAGTATCAATCAGGTTTATGTTCTTCCAAGCAAATAGTTTCTTTCCCACAAGTTCATAGTCAAATTTCTGAACCCAACGTGGAAGTCCTACAGCGTCTAACTGCTTCTTTAAGAAAGCATTTAAAGCGAGGGCATCTTTCTTTGTTGTTGCCCCTATTATGTTTGAAGGAATAAGCCAAACATCAAAGCCCTTAATCTTCCTTCTTCCTAACCAGTTCTTTTTGAAGAGTCTCCTAAGAGCTTCTATACGGTGACAACCATCATTTATAAGATAAGGTTTCTCTCCTTGAGTATAAGTCAAAACAGTAAGGTCATATCGCCCAGGATATTTTGCTGTGAGTTCATTAGGTATCTTCTTTTCGTGGGCAATAATTTTATTCTCTAAAACAATTCTATCGTCAATAAATTCCTTATCATTTAACCTGTGGTCAATAATATAAAACTGGTCTATATTTTCTGGCGTTATACGCATTTTTATGATATCCATGGTTCTTCTATTATTTTGATAAGTTCCATTGTTGGGTCTTTAATATTTGTGCCCCCATCACCAATCACCACTTCTGCACGTTCTTTACGTAAATGTTCTGGATGTTTAACTGCATATTTAATTGCTTCTTCCATCTTACTCATATCTTTCACCATAGTACAACCTTTAGAAAACTCTCGGAAGTATTCTTTGTAACGTGGGTCTCCCTGACAAGATTTTGGAACCCATATATCAGCTATAATAACTGGAATATCCAACGACTGAGCCAAGAGCTCAAATGTTGATTCTGAGATTGCTACAACAACGTCTGCCTTAGACAAAACATCTGCTACTATATCCCAATGTTCTTTTGAGTGTCTGTCAGACATAATAGGATTATCATATTCAGATGGCGTGTGTTCTCCTAATAACAATTTAGAGATAACATTAATACCTTTAATCTTTCTAAGTGTGCTTGCAACAACATTATTTTCAAACACCTCATCACCCCAGTGTTCTGCTGAAAAGACTACGTTTATTCCTTCGTGTTTTACTCTCGGTTTAAGGTGTCTAAATATTGGTGTCCCAGTAACAAATAATCGCTTAGGGTCATTACCTGTTTCAGTAAGTCTTCGTCTATCATTCTCACCCCAAAGACAAGCCTTATGGCAGATTAAAGATTCATTGAAAGGCGGATAGATTCTTGATGTTCCACGTCTTCCGTGTTGAACTAGAATTGTCTTAACTCCAGCATCTTTGACTTCCTGTAGAAATATGTCGTTACCATATTGATGAACTTCATTCCACGTAATAAGAACATCAATCTTTTTAAGAAAGTCTTTATTCTTCTCCTCTATGGTTGTAAAAAGAGTGTGACCCCTTTCTTTGAGTTTCTCAATTAAGTCCGTGGTGACTCCATTCCAATTGGAAACTGCTATCTTCAACTTTTTCATTTTATTGATTTAGGATTGGTGCTCCTCCAGGTCGCTGGCAGGCTTTCTCCCACTCAACACCAATTGCTTCTAAACTTCGGTTCTCACTAACCCACTTCTGTTGCTTAGCTAAAAGTTTTTCTCTAAAGGATGTATCTGTGATAAGTTTCTCAATTTTATTGTACCAATCTTTTACTGTGTTCTTGGCTAGATAGCCTACCTCATCTGAGTAAGGAAGCACGTCTGAAGCCACTGTGACGGTTCCTACGGTTGCGTATTCATAGAACTTAATACATGACTTACCTCGGTTAAATTCAGTATCTACAAGAGGAGCTAATCCAATATCAAAGTCAACTCTTGATAGAACAGATGGATGTAATTCTGGTGGCATAAATGGAACGTGGAATAATCGTACAGACTTTAAGGAATCGTGGAACTTGAGAGCTGACTTATAGTATTCATCCTTCTCAGGCATAAGTTTGTCTCGTACAATTCGGTTGTAAGCGTACATAGCCGCCTCTAATGGCTCTCCTACGAGCCCGTAGATGGTAAATAGGAAATCATACTTCTCTGCAAGTTTTGAGATTGCTTCTCCAATTATTGAAAGGTCATTCCAATGAGATGCTGCACCCATATATCCAATTATAAGTTGACCTTCGTGTTCCTTTGGTCTTGGAACATATACCTCATTGCAAGTTCCGTTTGGACATAGGTAAATATCTTTCTTAAAATACTTCTTAAACTTCTTTGCGAGTACCTTTGAGGGTGTAATGATTGCATCTGCAACACGTATCATTCCTTCGTATTGGTCTTTCATAGCTGAGGATGTAAGTACGGAAGGATTATCTTTTGCTACCTGCCAAAAATCATCATCCATATCGTAAAGTACTCGCTTTCCTCGTTTCTTGTATTCGTTCATCCATTTAATAGGGTCATACTGCACTGGATATGTACGCCCAAAGATAACTGTATCTGGCCAATCCAATAAATTCTCAGGAAAAGTAGTTCCCATTGCTACCTGCTTAATTGCATGTCCTCTTCTTCCCAGAGCATCACTCGGTGTCTGTTGTCGATGGAACCAAATTCCATGTTTCCAGCAATCGATTGTGTCTGTGACAAATAATATTTTCATTATTTTATTTTTTTAAGAAACCTAATAAAGTTCTTATTTTCTTTGAGCTCATTTTGTTTTTCTACTAAATCCTTTCTTCCTTTTTCTAGAAATGCAGGATTATTATTGCCCGATAAAAGTCGGTCCATTATATATTCTTCAAGGATTGTATTAACCTCACTTAAATATTTGTAATGTCTACTTAGTCTACTCTTAGCTAAGAGTCTATAGAATTTCTTCATCATATTAGTTTTCTCCGTCTACACCGCACATCCCCTAACGGTAAATGTGCAGTTGAGACGAAGCGTTAGGGTTAAAAACTTCGTCCACAAGACCTAAGCGAAAGCTGTAGGCATTGTTAGGTTGATTCCACGTGGCTTATTTTTTGTAAACACGTTTGAACCATACACTGTCCAAGTAATGTAGTTAGAACCAAGTCTGTCTGAAAGTTTTCGTACTTCCAACTGTGGAGCTCGGAGCATAACCACGTTAATCTGACCTTTCTTACCGAAGTAAGTTGCTCGGCCTGGAGTTGTTCCTGAAGCATTTGCTCCTGAAAGTCCACCGATGACACCGTTACCCGCTGCTGGAGCAATAGCTGACATGTTTCCAGTAGGTAGGTTGTTGGAGATATAGACTTGGAAGCCCATAAAGTCTCCTGCATAACCATTTCTAAGGGTTGCATCTGCTACGTTGAAACCAACACTTGCTGACTTGATTTCAATTGCACCTGCTAACTTTGGAGAAACAACTGCACACCAGTCTCCTGTCTCTTCTACGTTTTTACCTCGTAGGAAAGCTCGTGCACCTGCGAACACGTTGATGATGTTTGCTGATGAACCTGAAACTGGAGCTCCGTTAGTACCTCCTGCAATAATATCAGCGTTGTCACAAGGCATAAACCCTGTTGTTCCTGTGATATTCTCGAATACATGCTGGTCAATCTTATCTTTAAGCTGATAAGCTGCCTCTGTAGCTAACTCACGTGCCTGGTCTACGTTCAATGTTAGACTTCTTGGGTCATCAACATAGAACGAGCAGTGCTTATATGATGACACAACAAGTGTATCAAAAGCCCAGTCTTGGTTAGTAACAGTAATTGCTGAACCTGGTGAGTATGTCTGAGCAGATAGTGAGCCGAAGTAAGGGACCTTAATTGTGTCACCATTCTTTAGCGTATCTGAAAACTTCATATTTGCCACCTCCATTGCTACGAGAGATTTATACAACGGTACCTGTACCATTGAACTCCACAGCTCTGGCTGGATGGCTGAAACATCATTTGCTGCCATTTTTTTTTGGGATTATCTTCTAGGCCCAATGTCCGTCCTATCTGCACGTGGTCTGTTCTCTTTATAGAGCCCAGCCTCTCTAAGAATTGCTTCTTTCTCTTCTATAGACGCAGTTGCCAATTTGTCTATTAAACTCTTTGGTCGTTCGGATTCGCCTTGAGTACCAGAAGGTCTGATTGCTAAATTTTCTTTCTCTACTTTAGCCCTATAAGCTGTTTGCCATAGTTCAAAGTCCTCATCCTTTCGGATTTCAGATAGAGATTTTCCAGTAAGTTTGTGTTCTTTTGCAAGATACTCTTTCTCTCTCTGGTCTAATCCCTCTAGAGACGCACTTATGTCAATATAATCTTCAACATCTAATGCGACTTTTTCGCCTTTCTGAATTTTATTCAGTTCGACTTCTAGTTTCTTTCTATCAGCTTCGGCTTTTAAAGTCCTAGCTGTTAGTTGTCGTCTAGCTTCTACCTCCTTATCAAGTTTTTCCTGTAAAGGATTAACTTCTTCTTCTGGAGTTATTTCTGGTTCCACGGCCAGAGCATCATTTATGGCTGATGTTACCTCATCTTTCTCTTCCATACTTTGTGATAGATTATGCTTACTATCAAGCGTTTACCG